AAAAAGACGTGATCCTTTTAATTCTACAGTTATTAAAGATGGTAAAATTGTTAGGCTTAGAAAAGACGGGACAGTAAAAGCTATCCTTGATGAGTATAAGCCTAAACATAAAAATGTGTCGGGTAAACAATAGTTCGGACGAACTTACAGTAGATATAATTAAGTCTATTGATGATCAATTAGACATTGTAGAAGATTTAGGGATATAAAATTAAAATCAGAAAACTTGTTGATGGGTCTGAAGTTGAAGAACTAGATAATCCTGTAAACCTTATAATATATACAAAAGCTCCTCAAAAATGGAAAATTATTGATATGGAAACTGGTCAAGAGTATATAGGAAATAAGGATCAGCACCCAGTTTTTGGAGAGCTGCTAAGAGAAAAAGTTTCTCTTAATGGAATAGGACAATGGAAAAAAATTAAAAATGAAAAATATAAATAACGAAAAAATTATTTCTTTAATAGGATATTTAAAAACAGAAGAAAAGCCATACACACTGCTCCACTTTGTCCCAAACGTGCTTAGCCCAGGATGCAGTATTGAAATTAAAGATTTAAAAGAAAAGTATGAAAATGTTAATTTTATAAATTTGGTTATAGTTTCATGTAGCCCAGATTTAGATATAGATACGTGGTCAAAAGATAACAATATTAAATGGGATATCTATAGGGATCAAACTAGAGATTTAACTAAGTTGTTCGAATGCCTTGATTTGGAATATAATGTGCCAACAAGATATACGGCATTAATAGATCCAAGTGGCGGACTAGTTTGGGAAATTGATTATCCATTGACAAAAAATAGAGATATATTATTGTACAACGAAAAAAATAACTTAGTATTAAAAAATGTTTAATAAAAAAATATATTTTTTGCACATACCTAAAACAGCAGGAAAGTTTATATCTCATAATATAAAAAATAAATTAGTTAAAGAAAATATTCCCCACTATATAAGCACACACTTTCCTAATGATAATAGGTTTTTACATTCAAAAGTTTATATCTCTGCACATGCTGGAACATTTATAATTGATGAAATTCCTGATATAGATGTTGCTACTATGTTGAGAGAACCAGTCTCCGCCAGAGCTAGCTATTTTAATTTCATATATCCATTTTATTTAAAAGATAGAGAAGAATATAAAAATATAAATGGAGATAAAGAAAAATTTTTATATTACTTGTTTGAGGATAAAAATTTTTTAACTCACAATAACTATCAATCTAGATTTTTATGTAATTCTGCAGACTCAAGATCATGGGATTTAAAAAAGTTTTATGAAGAGAGTCAGGCTGAGATGATGGAAAAATATAAAAATGGATTGGCATTTGATTGGTTTGTGGGAAATGAAAATACCTCATTAGATTTAGCAATGAAAAAAGTAAAAGAATTTAATATAGTCAATACAGTAGATAGAGTCGACCTATTTTGCGAAAGAGTTAATAATTGGTTTATAGAAAACTATGACATTTCAATAGAATTTAATTTTAATCAAAAAATAAATGTTGGCGTTTCAGAATTCAATAATAAAAAAACATCATCTGATTATTTTATCAATTTGTTAAACAAAAAAGAAAAAGAAAAAATTTTAGAATTGAATAACATCGATTTTGAAATTTATAACTTCGTTAAAAACATGGAGAAGTCTTTATGAAAAGAAGTAAATTAGCTCCAGAAAAAGAAAATGAAGATTTTAATTATAAATTTTTTGGAAATTTTGATGTAGAAAATTTGGTAGATTATATAAAAAAATTTAATAAAGAGTGGCTGATGTACACTGAAAGACAAAATGCAGTTTACGCTGAAAGAAGAAATCCTCATTTGTATACAAACACTTATATAGTGCAGGACCACCCGCTGTACTGGCATTTTGGTTCAAAGATTTCTCCTGTTATCAAAGACCATCATTTTTTCAGTATTGTTTCTGATATTATTAAGTCTTTAGAAAATGAAGTAGTTGGTAAATCTGCTAGAATTTTGTTAACAAAACTTTCTGCTGGTAAGGATGTGACAACCCATGTTGATGGCGGCGATTATCTGTCAACAGTAAGAAGATATCATATACCATTAATTACAAACGATCAAGTATTTTACACAGTTAACGATGAAACAATCAATATGAAAAAGGGAGAATGCTGGGAGATAAATAATTTAAAACCACATTCAGTTTTAAACAATAGCGACCAAGATAGGGTTCATTTATTAATAGACATATTGCCAGAGTATTCATTTAAAAACTTTAATAATCTTGAAGAAGGTTGTGGCGTAAAAATAGTAGAAAATTTTATTACTGAGGAAGACGCATTATTTTTTATAGACTATATGAATAAAAATCATCATGATGAGGATAAGTTTCCTCCTACAAGGGGCGCAGTAGAGTTTGGAAGACATAGGTATGAAGCAAATATACCTGAAACAGTACCTCTTAAAAATCACGAAGAAATTTTAGAAAAAATAAAATTTTATTCAAATAAAGTTATTCAAGAGTTCTATAATATATATGATGATGAGGTATTATATCCAAGCGCATTTTGGATGGCAGAGCTAGGTAAGGACACTAAACTTCCATTCCACTCTGACAATCACTATATGGCTGAACATCTATATAGGAGCTGTGTTATTTATTTAAATGATAATTATGATGGAGGATATATAAGATTTAAAGATATACCACTAACATATAAACCAAAATCTTTTAGTGCAATTTTTTTTAAATCAGAATTGGTTCATGAAATAACACAGGTTAAAGATGGGATTAGGTTTGCTCTTCCAATTTGGGCATCTATTGATAAAAAGTGGGACATATTTTCTGACAATCCAATTCAGTCTAATAAAAATTTTGTAAAAGATCTTATAGAGTCACAGGATTCTAAAAAATGATAAATCAGGTAACAATAATAAATAATTTCATATCTGATGAAGATGCAAAATTTTTTATTGATTATACTAACAGTAATTGTGAAAATGAGAATTTATTCAGAAAAAGAATTGGCGTTGCTTATGGGAAGGGGCTTGCATACAGAGCAGTTTTCCCAGACGAAAAACCAGCCACTCTTTATAAAGAGATTGAAGATAAAATAATTTTTTATTCTAATTTATTTATAAATGAAATAAAAAAAATAACTGATGTTGAAAATTTTTTTTATGGAGTGTCGATAACTAAGCTTTCTGAAAATATACATTTTAGAATACATAAAGACATACACAATACACTTACAGATTTAAAATATAGTGGAGTTTTATATTTAAATGATGATTATGAGGGGGGAGAAATAGCTTTCTTAGAAGAATTTACTCCAACTTCTAATTTTCCTTTATACGATAAGAGTATGAATGGATTTTGTTATAAGCCCATATCTGGAGACATGGTAATATTCCCATCCGATAAATGGCATGGTGGAACTAGGATATCTAAAGGAAATAGATACTCGATTATATTCTGGTCAACAGAAAATGAAAAATATAAATTTAAGGATTTTAACTCTGAAATAGTATGGGATGAAGTAGAAAAATACTCAAAAGATAATTAATCTATAAAAAAATCAGAAATTAATGTAATCCTAGGCTCAAGTACCACTACTTGATGGAAAACACCTTTAGGAATAAAAACTACATCCCCTGGTTCTAAAATATAAGAATCATATGGTAGGTCTGTAGCATATGATGGAGCTTCTGTCAGAGGGAAGTCAGTGCCGTAAATTCTATATTCAACTTTACCTAAAACTTGAAAAGAAAAAACATCATTATCATCTTTATGAATGTAATAGTGATTCTCTGGACCAACTAAATTAGATAAAATTTTTAATACATGATTGTGCGCTCCGACATCTTTTAAAAAATCTTTAACTTTTGCAATTGATTCTACTTCATAATTTTCTTTAAGTTCTATTAACATTGGATCTAGTTTATTGTATACAAAAATGCCAACAAAGCTTTTATCCTTTTTATCGTTTAAGCTTTTAACTGTAATGTCATGATAACGTTCGTTGCCATTAGAAAAAACTGGATGAGGGGGATTAAATTCATTATGAAAATTAAATTTAATGTTTAAAATTGTAATATATTGTTCCCAAGTCAAACCTAAATCTAATAGTTTTTTAAAATGAACCAGATCCTTGCGCTCTCTGGCTTTTGAACAGATAAGTTTTATTTCATTTATTTCCATATTATCTATTATATCATAATCAATTAATACTGAAAAGGCTATTGACTAATTGGCTGCCTCTGTAGTATAATTCTACATAAGAGGAGATAATTCATGGAAACAAAAAAAAGAAGTTTACTTAAGACAATAAGCTGGCCATTCGTACATTTCACATTTGTTGCTGGAATAATATTTGCAGCTAGCCATTTAATTTATGGTTCTGCAGAATGGGAATATGTTGGCATATATGCAATTTCATATCTGGCTTTAGAAATGACATTTTATTATTTACACGAAAGAGCCTGGGCTAAATTTAGTAAGGACCGCCTTTGAAAAAATATAGGCGTATAGCATTCTTACTTATATCACTTCTATTTTGGAGTTATCCTACAAATTCTGTAGCGGTAGAAAATGGTGTCTTGATTTCTAGAGACGAGAATGCAGTCTATCTTCTTGATGGATCACCCAACGCTTTTTTGTATAAACCACAAATTGCTTTTACGGCAGCCCATGGTTACGATGATTGGGGCAAACAAGAACTATTTATTTATACAAGTTCTGGATTAAAGGTAAAAGTTAGTCAAGTATTGATTGCAAAGGTTTTATGGAAAGATCAGTAAGTAGAGAAGCTATATTAGCAGGGAATACAGTATCTAGTCGCTCCAATGATTTTGCAATTTTAATCTTATCAGAGCCAATAGCCATGTCCAACAACGTAGAGTTGATTAAACAAGATCAATTGTCAGAGATTGTAAAGTCTAAAGAGCCAGTTTATTCTATTGGCTACAGTTATTTTGATAGTACTAGAGTAAGAGATCAAAGGCCTAGAAAACTTGAGTCAGTAATGATAGACAAAGAGTATGCACAACAAATTTATGACAAATATTACTCTTCGTACCATCCAAATTGGGGTCCAGTAGGCTCTAAATATGAATTATCTGATATTCAGGTATCACATTCAAAAACTAATGGGTCTATCTGTGATGGTGACTCAGGTAGCGGATACTTTCTTCAAAGAGGAGACACCAAAATTTATTTGGGACCCGTTGGGTCACATTCAGTAGGTACACCTAACTGTGGAAAACCTGGCTACTGGGGAGAGCATGGAAATGTTTTTGCAATAGAGCCTGTATATAAGCACTTAGATCTTATTAAGCAGGCCGAAGCCATTGTGGATAAAATGCTTGCTGAATCCATGATTACAAAACCTACTCAAGAAATAGAATATAAATATGAATCTAAAATTGAAACTGTTAATTTAATTAAAATAGTTGAAGAACAAGTAAAAAAAACAAAAATTAGTAAATCGTATAAATCTATAAAAAAGAAAAGCAAAAAGATTGACAAGCATCGATAGTATATTATATAATTTATAAATGAGAAACTTTTTAGATGATTCAATTGTAGAGCATAATTCTAGACCACCCCTACGATGGATAGCGAATTGGGCGGGATCAATAGCATCTAAAAACATGCTAGAACTATCTTATATGGAAGATGAAGGCCTAGATAAAGGATTTAGATATAAATATTACGGATGGCTATGGGATACCTTTTGGCCAATCTATCAAAAATATGGAACATTTTATAAATTAGATATTGATATGTCTGGTACTGGCTGGGATGATTATGATGAGAACGGTGTGCCTTATTGGGAGAAGCTGGGCGTAGTTGATCCAGATTACTATCCTTGGGACTTTGAGGATGAAGATACGGGCGATGCCTTTAGGATTGTAAGATGACTTGGAAATGTCCTTGTAACGGCTGTGCGAAGGCGGTAAAGCAAGAAAGAGCCCGTATCACAGAAGCTATAGAAGCAATAGACACGAATACTCCTGCACAACTTAACGCATTAGGAATGAAAATTTTAATTATGGATATAGTTAATCAGAAAAAATGATAAAAAAAGAAATATATAAAGAAATATTCGTTTATGAAAATTTTTTAGAAAAAGAAAAATGTAATTATTTAATTGATTTCATTAATAATAATTCCAGCATAGCCATACTTGGAAAAAATAATAAAAGGCAAACTATACCTATAGGATCTGTACCATTAGAAGGTACATCTAACACTAAATCCATTCAAGAAAAAATAAAATTAAAAAATTTTCCAAAAGAAGTACAAGACATCGTAAATGATACTATAAAAAATATTATTAAAGAGATACAAATTAGTTATCAAGATAAAGAAAGCATGCATGCTTCTAACATGTTTTTTGCTAAACAATATCAGGGTGGCACAGTAAGAAGGCATAAAGATAGTGATCCCTGGGATATGCATTTAGAGTACAGTGCTGTTGTGTATCTAAACGAAATAAAAAATGGTGATTTAATATTTCCAGAAAAGGGCATTTCGCATCATCCAAAAGCTGGAGACCTTATTATTTATAAATCAAAAGATACTACTAGTTCTCATGAGGTTTTAGATATAGATTCAGATAGGTATTCCATGCCAATTTGGATATCTAAAGATTTAAATTATTTTATAGAGTAGGAAATGCTATGAACTTTCAATCTGAGTCAAAACGTTCTGGAGATGAGTTTGAGAACTCCGTTTTAAATGATTTAAAAGAACGTGGTTTTGGCTTAATTAAAAAAAATGTTTATATAGAAAAAGCTGGATGTGAAGTTGATTTTGTTGCCTATGGCGCACAGTGGCCCTTGGAGTATGTAGAGGCAAAGGGTGGGCGGGCAGAGGATGGCAAAAGGCCTGGAGCCCAAAGAACAGACAATGTAAAAAAAGCCATAGCCAATGCGGCTCTAATAAAGGCGGTGGCTCCAGAAACATATTTCGTAGTATATTTTTCAGCAAAACCACTAACTGGATCATCATCAGATAAAATGATACATACAGCCCTCTGCCATAAAATAATAGATGAAGTTAGATATATTACTGATAAAGAACTAATTGACACACAATTAGATTTATTTAAAACCGAAAGTGAAGGCGAAAAGTAGAAGGGGATATTGACAGTACCTGTCATAAATTGTACAATTGCTTAATGAATAAAAAGATAATCGGATTAGCCATAGCTGCCTTTGCAGCAGCATTTGGCACATATCATGCCTTTAAAGATTTGGCGGCGGCATTTGAGGATTTTGATTTTGATGAAGAGGAAGATCTAAGTCAATTATGATAGATACTAATACAGTAACAGTTACATATAAAGAACCTAATCCTAATTTGGTAATTCCACCTAGAAATAAGAGAAGTAAAAGAGCACGTGGTACAAATCCTAGAGCATTGGGTACTAATCCAAGAGCCTTGGGAACTAACCCAAAGGCCTCAAAATGAAATGGGCAATTGGATCACTATTATTACTTTTTGTTATACTTAATTATTTTGCATATTTACAGGGTAAATGAGCAAACAGTATTTAGATTATATAAGATATATAAATAAGGCTAAAGCTTCTAAATGTCATATCTGCAAAAAGCAGTCTACTGGAATAAATGCATATAAACATGAGATCAAATTTGTCTGTGATGATCATTTGAGGCGGGAAGCCGAAGTAATCCTTGACACTAGTATACCTGGAGTAATACATTACATATATCCCAATGGTAAGAAGGTGCCAAAAGAAATGATGAATCCAAATATAGGAGGATGGAAAAATCCGAAAAGTGAAGCGTAAAAGTAGAACACAATCTAAGCTAAAATTGGCTCTTCGGCCTTATAAAGCTCAATTTAAGAGATCTCCTACATGGGTCAAGATAGTGGCTATTATATGTATTACATACATAATGATCCCAATTGACCTATTTGATATATTATTCCCATGGATAGCATATTCAGATGATCTATTCATAGCGGGCATATTACTTAAACTATTACACAAATACGGCGGGCTACCAGAAGAAGACAAAACTACTCCCATAGAACTAATCAAAAGTATCTTAGGAAAAGACAAATAGTACAATAGACTAATGTCTATACTATGTAAATGTGATAAATCACCCTTGTTTCCTAGATGTAATAAGAATCCAGAATATTGCCCAAAAGTAGCTGAAAATAAAGAACAAGACGCTATATGGGCTACACAAATTTCATTTGAAGAGTAGCTATCTCTGATACCCCCCTCCATTTATTCTCCCTTGTAATAGCCTTTTAAAGGCTTTTAAAGTGGAGTATTGTGGAGTAAAGTGGAGAATCATACTATCAAATTATGTCTAATTACTATTATTTATATAACAAAAAGATATATGAGTAATTGAGCATATCAAATGATACACCGTAATGTCAATTGCAGCATATAGATCAAATTTTGTCAATAGATATAGGCCAAAATTTCCAGGATATTTAAAATTTGCTCGTAAAATGGCATATTGGCCCATATGATTTTGATCAATTTTGTCATATTTATATAACATTCTGTTATATTTATTGACAATTCTGATCTAAAATGCTACAAATTTCCAGGATTTTGATCAATT